TGTTGCTTCTTCATAACCGTTCACAGCATGCCAGAATCCTTCTAGCCCTTTGCCATGTTTCTTGATGAATTCTTCTTTAGAAAGTTTTTCCGCTTCATCATGTAAGTAATCTTTCATTCCGCCTTCAGTGACCTGAGTTGGATTTGTTCTCTCAACATTTTCCACAGCGTCTTTGACCAATTCTGGTTTTGATTCTGCGATTTCTTTTAGTTTCTGTAATACATCTATCATTTCCATGGCTTATTTCCTTTTTGGGTCTGGGTGTGGATTGGTTGGTTTAGAGAGCGGACTTGGTGTTCCTTTTTCCTCGTTGCTTTGTAGTTCTTGTGTTTTGTTGTCTTTGCCCACTTCCATATTGAGTGCATGGGCTTCTCTGTCTTTGAGTAATTCTTTCAATAGGCTCATGTTGGCCTTTGTGCTGTGGAAATCTTCTGCGTTCACTTTTGGAGCATCCTTGTACTCAATGTCGTGCAGTTTGTTAGCGTACTCTGATTTCACCTGCATCTGGTCTTGGTATTCTTCTGTGGGCTCGCCTGGCTTCCTCACGACGATGTGTGTGGCTGGTAACCTCATCCTGTCTGAAAGGTACTCTTTTAATTCCCTCACTGACACAGGATAGTTTGTTGTGACATCAAATATTGTAACCTCTTCGTTGCTCAACATTGGGAAATCTAGAGGCATGGTCATTATGGGTGTTTTCTTGCCTGCTGACATCTTGTTCACTTCAAACTTGGCCAGTGCTGTTTCCATCTTGTTGGCGAAATCCTTGTCAATAGCGCCTGCTACCTTGATTTTGTAGTCATACGACTTTACTGATTCTGCTAGATAGTCCTTAAACGTGCTCATATGCAATATTTAGTCTTTTTTTAATAGTTTCTTCATTAATTCGTTACGGTCTGATATGACGAATCCATCGCTTTCCTCTATGGGACCACCGTCTTTTTGACCGTCTTTGTCCAGTTTCATCTTCTTGAGCTGTAGTTCCACCATCTTGAGTTTCTTGTCTATCTTGCTACTCTTGGCGTCTATGGCGTTGCGCAGGAAGTTGCCCGCCACCTCGAATATACGTCCAGAATAGCGTGAGTCCACGTTCATGCCCAGGTCCATAAGATTCTTGTAACTGTCCTCTGCCTCTATGGCCAGTTTGTCCAGTTCTAGGTCTGACAGTTCTCCCAGACCCTTTACCTGTGGCAGTGCGGCCGCTATCTTGTCAAACTCCGCATAGCTCTTCTCTAGGTTCCTCTTGGTCTGTGGATCTAGGTTGTTGCCCGTGGTTCCACCGTTGGCGGTCTCCTTCAGTTTCTTGTCCTTTTCCTTCTTGTCGACTTCCTTGAATGCTTCCTTGACGTTTGGTAAATTTAAAATGTCTTCTAATTTCTTTGTCATAGTCGTATTTACTTACGTTTACCGTTGTGGAATAATTGTTCTTCTGACACCACCCTGAACTTGATCCTCCTCTGCTTGGCGTACGCCGAGGCGGCCTCCCACTTGGCCATATTGATCACCACCTGTTTCTTCTTGGCCTGGCTACGTCCCGCGGACTCCATGGTGGTCTGGCTCATGGGTTTAACCTCCACCATCTCCGCGTGTTTACGGCCTTCCTTGTCTTGGTACACTATGAAGAAGTCCGGCACGTACACTGTGTACTTGCCCGTGAACGGATGCCTGTAAGGTATCTTTATGGATTCGCTGGCCCATTGGTACACGTTGGGGTGTTCATCACACAATCTCATGAAGGCGTGTTCCCAACTTGAACGATACGTGGGTGTCTTGGTGCCCACGTACTTGTCTGCATTCTTGGGAGAGAACTTGCCCCTGGCGAATCTCGGTATCATTAGTCTATGATGTTCCTGGATACTGTGTCCTTCGTGGTCAGGGTCTGCCTCACACCCAGCCTGCTGGACTTGTATCTGTTGGCGTTCAGTATTATTGTGATCAGTTCTGACAGTGTGGCCGGTGAGGCGTAGGTCAGTTTGTCCAGTATCACCTGTGGTTTGATGTCATCGATCTTGGCCTGTGACAGTATGGCGTATGCCGTTGATTCGGCCGCCGTCCTAGAGAATCCTCGCTTGACGAAGAACGCTATGGTGCTGTCGTACTCGCCCACATTGAACTGGTATTCCGTCTCGTAGTTTGACGTGGTAAGTTTCTCCACTGTCTTGTCTAGGTCATCCTGTTGCTTGGGTGGTAGGTTGGTGTAGAATTCCGCCATTATACTGTCGCCCTTTCCGTTGCTATCTCAACATCCTGTGATTGTCTCTCAATCTTGATGTATCCTTCAGTGACCAACTTCCTTATGTCCGTGATCACTTTGTTGCTGTACACGTTTTTAACATTGTCTGAGGAACCAGTGTATTCCACATCGGACTCCGCCACGGTCAGTCCCTTGCGTGATCCTATGTCCTTGTAGTAGATGCCAGACGCTATCTCGTTCCTTACGTTGGCGTCATTCAACACCAGATTATATGCTTCGTCCGCCGTCAAGTAATTCACTGTATCCTGTGCGGGATTCGAGATCACCGTGTTGTTGGATTGGTTCTTGTTGTCCGACGTGCCTTTCGCTGATGCTATGGCCACTCCCGCCGCCACCGCCGCACCTACTGAGAACTGTGCCACGGGGTTGGTTATTGTCCCGGCCTGTTTGCCCACTTCCAATATCCCTTCCTTGGCTATGCCTTTGAGTTCTTCCTTGACGTCTTTCTTCTTGATCTTTTTAGCGTTGTTGTAGGTGTTCGACGCTGACAGTATAGCACCTAGTACATTACCAGATTGTATATTTCTTATTACGGATCCCACACCATCTACCACGCCTCCGGGACCAAATATGCTGTTTGTTCCCCCACCCAACACAGTAAGGGGACTGGGTGAATTGTCATAGTGTATAGTTGCGAAGCCGGGTATGTCGCCTTTGTTCACGATTCCGGTGCCATATATGACCGTCTCATACAAGATTTGCATGGTGTTGTTCATCACGCCCGCACCGTCGGCCTGATCTAAGTTGTCGTGTGCGAACGATCCTATAACTGGATTGATTAACGACATTGATGTGAATCTCTGTTTGTGTAGACAAAATATGTCTATGCCTTTGAGGTAAGGTTTCTTCCTCTGTTTTGGGGTGTCTAGGCCAAACTTCGTCGTGGTCCTCTTGGCACCCCAGTCATAGTAATCATCCTTGGTATTTGAAATTGTGAGATCATTGTTCATGCCCACGGGATCCGCTATGTTGTACTCGTAGTACTTCTTCCAGAAAGCGTTGACCGTGTCCGCGTGGTCATCATGGAATGTGATGTTCACGGGTTCGTACGCGATACGTGTTGTGGTGTACATCTTCTTGTTGTACTGCGTCTTCTCCTCCATGCTCATGTTGTATTTTGGTAGGTCACAACTCTTGACCAACATGTTTAGTTCATACCTCTCGTTGGCGTTGAAACCATCAATGAAAAGAGTCTCGTCCGTGTTGAACACCACATGGAACAGGAACTTCTGTTTGGGCATCAACTTGTGATTGTTGTCTATGTACAGTCTCGATGCGTGTTGGTAGTCCTTCATCCCGGGAAGACCGTCTTGGAAACCTTGTAGGAAGTTGTTAATGCTTGGCATATGCGTATTTATGGCCACAAAAAAAGCGCCATATAAAGGCGCTTTTGATGTTTATAATTGCTTGTTTAATTCTTACTGTCCACCGCCAGTACTTAGAGTACCGATAGTTCTCGCAACAGCCGTTCCAATTCCAGTTCCTTGTGGAGTCTGGATACAGTTGTCGTATCTGATTGACATCGTGATAGTTGCTGGATCTGAAGTCGCGTACGCCAATGTGTTGTAGTTCACGTTCTCTACGTATGCACCGTATAACTCGAATGTTTCTAGAACATTCGGAGCACTTGCACCGTTACCACCGTCAAGCATTTCGATCCTTGCAGTGAATTTGTAATCTATACCAGACGCCGCACTTGACTGTTCGAAGAAGTCAAACTGTTTCTGGATCTGTTCTCCAACCAGTTTGGTCACCGAGTTGTTGACGTCATCTCTCAGGTTGATCGTGATTGGTTCCCAAGTGTGTTTGCCCGCAACGTATACTTTTGAGTTGTACACATCCAGTGTCACGTTGTCAAAAGTCAAGTTTGGTCTCGTGATGTCGATCACTTGCTTTGTAAGTTCTGATCTTGGTGTTGATACTCCAAAATTCTCCAGGATCGCTCTGAAACGATACTGTAGTTTTGGCATCAATAAGCCTTGTGATGCTGAACTCTGATCGTTCGCTAGTGGTACTGTGAATTTTGATAAAGTTGATATTGCCATCTGTTTCTCCTATTTATTCAAAATTAGTTCCCCAATTTTGCGATTTCTCCTGTGTTTTTGATTCTTAGTGGAATGTAAATGAACTCAACTGATTTCACTGGTTCAATCGCTATGTCCACATAAAGTTCGTTTCTGTCGATCCTTGTAGGTGTGTTGTTTGTGTCATCACAAACTACTAGGAAGTCATATAAGGCTCTCTGACCAACTAGCTCTAGCAAGAATGACTCGATCGCACCTTTGATCTCGTTCCTTGTAAGTTCGTCATTTGGTTCAAATATGAAAGGTTTGGCGATAGCATCCAGTTGTGATCTCAGATACACTGCCAACCTTGAAACGTTGATCCTGTCCAATGCTGAACTTGACGCGGTCTTGGTCAAGTTACCAAAGTTCACGATGCCCGCTCCTGAGAAGAACGTGATCGGGTTCACTTTGACCTCATGCATCGAGTCTCTCACTGACTCCGTAACAGATATTGTTTGGAATTCACCACTTGATGCGTCGATGTAACCAACCGATGTGGCGTTGTCTACGACACCTCTCCTTGTGCCCGATGGTGCAAACCATGGGAAAGCGATGTTGTCATTGTTTGCTAATACTCTCATCATCATGTGAGATGCCGGCACCACGATCGATTTGCCCGTGTTGTCCGTGGTCAACCCTGATGGGTAGAACACACCCAAGTAATCACTTGAGCTCACTAGACCGTCCTCACCGTTGTCAGTCGCTGACGCCGTGTTGTTGGCCCAGTTCTGTATCGCAGTCGATGTGCCCGCTAATCTCATTGGAGTGTCGCCTACCACGAACGCTGTGTTGTTCCTGTCTGTGTTCAGGTTGATCATGTTTGAGATCAGTTCTGGATAACCAGGACAAGCGATCACGTTGTAACCTCTTTGGTCTTCCCTGATTGCTTGGTTTGTGTCGATCTCTGATTTAAGTTGTGTTACTATAACTTTTCTCTGTGCTTTCCTTCCGAAAGTGCCAGAACCGTCCGCGTTGTTGGCAGATTTGGTCACCCATCTGTCTGGGTAGTAAGTGCTTACAGATTCATTGCTGTATCTGATGTTACCCAAACCGGTTGATCCGCTTCCTGGATACTTGGTTGTAGTGATGTAACTGTTCTTGTACTCCTTGACGTTGTAACCAGATCTCCTAGTGTTCCATAACAGGATACCTTGTGGATAGTTGTCTGGGTTTGGAGCATCCGGATCTAGGAAATCATCGCTCAACAAGTTCTTGATTGTTGATGGTGTTCCCGCCGCGGTTGATGTTCCAGCCGCCTTGTCAGTTGAAGTGTGCCATCTAGCGTCCGCGAAAACTATACCCTCTT